ACGGCGGGCAAATACGGCACCGCTACGGCGGGCAAATACGGCACCGCTACGGCGGGCTACGACGGCACCGCTACGGCGGGCGACGGCGGCACCATCGTTATCAAGTGGTACGACGGCACCCGCAAACGCGTTGCCGTCGGCTACGTCGGCGAGGATGGGATCGAGGCGAACGTGCCGTACGTCGTGAAGGGCGGCAAGCTCACGCGAAAGGGCGGTGCGGCATGAGCCACACACCGGAGCCGTGGAGTTTTGGGTATGTCCCGCCATTGGAAGCCAACGAGCATCGCGCTATCGCCTGTGTCAACGCCTGTGCGGGCATGGCCGACCCGGAGGCAGAGATTGAAGTCATGCGGTCGAAGGTCAGGCGGCTGCAAGACGAGTTGCGAAACGTGCGAGAGCAGCGGGACAAGCTGATCGTCGCACTGTCGAAGGCTGAATCAAACGCGATCGGAGGTGGCGAGTGAGCGACATTCTCGAACGGCTGGAAGAACTCGGTCCGGGGCTCGAATGCAGCCCGAGGCAGTGGGGCGTCATCGTCGAAGGAATGCAGACCATCGAGCGCCTTCGGGAAGCACTGAAGATCGCCGAATCCGACCGCGACGTGCTCGCGGCGGAGGTGCGGGCGTGGCGGCACTTCGATGATGTTTACGACTGCGTCCCGCCCACCGATCGAATACACCGCGTGAACATCAATGCTCACGATCGGGCGTGTGGGGCGGCACAGGCGACCGACGCCAGCGGAGCGCTGACGCGGGCGGGGGGTGAGGAGTGAAGTACAAGCACCGAGAGCCGTCGGTCGGCCTGGATGTAGGGTCGATGCTGAGCGACAAGATTTCCGACGCGATCCGCAACACGTTTGGCGTGCGAGAGGTGGCGCGTCTCACCGGACTGTCGCCCGCCGCCGTCAGCTTGTGGGCCGCCGGGAAGTCGATGCTGCCGTGGTCAACTGCCATGCGGATTGCCGATGCGGTCGGGCACGCTGACGAAATGTGGACAGCGACCATATACGACCGTGTTTCGTCGTGCGAGCGGTTGGGATTTGATTTTTACGATCGGGCGAACGACGCACAGGAGCGGCAGCGCAGAGAGCGCGAAGTCGCGGAAAGGGGGGAGGCGTGAACGCGACACACATCGACGGGGCCGGGCGGAACTACGCGCGGGTGGTCGTAGCGGACGGCGAAGTGAAAGTGCGTTACTGGCCGAAGAAGCACGGGACCTCGCGTGCAAGGCCGTACGTGTCCGTGCGATTCCCGGCGTCACATATGCGACCGGACGGCAGCGTTCATGGTTGGAAGCCGATCATCGCGGCGAAGGGGGAGGTATGAACATCCTGGCCCGCATCGCCCGCGCCCTGGTGCCTGGTACACGGCAGCCCGCTCCGCCCCGCGTGCTGTTCGCCATCTCGCGCGGACCCGGCGTCACGCTCGATTCGATGGTCCCGCAACAGTGCCGCATCCCGATCATGTACGAGGCCAACGGCGAGGCTGCGCCGGACGCGCCGCTGATCTGTGCGAACCCGCGCGACGAGTATTACGCCAATCCCGCCGGTCGAGCGGGCGCGATCAACTTCGTGCAGGCGATCAAGCGTCAGCGCCCCGTGGCGACGGTGATCCTCTACGGCTCACCCGCTACCCAGTGGGGCCGCTGGGACAACCCGCAGCAGCGAGGCTACGCCCGCGCCGAGGTTTCGGCTCACGTCTACGTGGCCGGAGAGACCGGGTGCGCGTGGGGACCGTCGATGTACACGATGGACGCTAACGACCGGGGGCGGTTCGATAAGCACCGCGCCAATATCGAGCTCATCACCTACGCCATCGAACGATGGCGCGAGACGTACCCGAACGCGACGCCGCCGAGCGTGTTTCCGTTCGTTTCGCCGTTCGTCGCCGGTCGATGCGAACCCGGCACGCTGGTACAGGTCAAGTCCGATGAGACTGTGCGGCTGCTCGACTCGCTGCTGGCGAAGGGCTGGACGCCGGTCGTGTGGGCACACGCGTACTCGGATGACGCGATGCTTCAGATTCGGAACGCGATTTACCCGCTGACGGAGTACATGCGTTGAGAACACTCTCCCTGTTCTCCGGCATCGGCGGGCTTGACCTCGGCCTGGAACGCGCCGGGTTCGAGATCGTCGCGCAATGCGAGGCCGACCCGTTCGCGCGTGCGGTGCTGCGGAAACACTGGCCGGGGGTGAGGTGCTTTGAGGACGTGAGGGCGATGGACGCGACAACGCTGGACGTTGACGCGGTGGTGGGCGGCTTTCCCTGTCAGGATGTTTCGTGTGCTGGCAGGGGCTTAGGAATCGAACATGGCGAGCGGTCGGGACTGTGGCGGGAGTTTGCCCGGATTGTTCGAGAAGCCCGACCCCGTTGGGTCATTGCTGAGAACGTGCCTGCTCTGCGAACTCGCGGGGCGGACCGGGTGCTTGGGGACTTGGAGGCGATCGGCTACACCTGCTGGCCGCTCGTGGTGGGTGCTGAGCATGTCGGCGCGCCGCACCGGAGGCATCGGGTGTTCATTGTTGCCCACGCCGAGCGGGGTGAGTGGGCCGGGCCATGTCTGCGGAAGGCTGGACGAATGGGGCGGAAGTCGAAATCCGTTTCGTGGGACGAGCCTTGGCCGAGTGCGCTGCGCCGCCTTCGAGGAGTGGATGATGGGACTTCCTATGGGGTGGACCGAACTGACGGAATCCGAAACGCCGTCGTCCCACAAGTCGCGGAAGTCGTCGGGCGGGCGGTGATGGCGATGGAGAAACAACTTTGAAGAAGCAAACACCCGAGGGAGAACTCAAACGCGGCGTCATGGACTTCCTCGCGTTGCAACCCGATTGCGTGATCGTCCGCGTTTTCTGCGGCAAGGTGAAGGCGGAACACGGAGGCTGGATACACGGCGCACCCAACGGCACGGCGGATTTCGTCGGGCACTGTGCGGGTGTTCCGGTCGCACTCGAACTCAAGGCTAAACGCGGGAGGGCCAGCGGTGAGCAGGTTGATTTTGCCGCGAAGTGGGTGAAGGCTGGCGGGTGCTTCGTACTGGTCAAGACGCTGGACGACGTGGCTGACGCGCTCATGCGGTGTCGGGAGGTTGCAAGGTTGCGGACTAGGTACGCGGCGTTCATGCTTGAAACAGTCGTCAACGGCGCGAGCGTGCGCGGGGGTGAGGCGTGATTGATCCCGTTCGCATTCTCGTCGGCGACGTGATGGACGGGCTGCGGTCGCTGCCGGATGGCAGCGTGCATTGCGCCGTGACGAGCCCGCCATACTGGGGCCTCCGCGACTACGGCGTCGAGGGACAGATCGGGCTAGAGCGGACGCCGGACGAGTTCATCGCCAAGATGGTCGAGGTGTTCCGCGAGGTGCGGCGCGTGCTGCGCGATGACGGGACGCTGTGGTTGAACATCGGGGATTCGTACAGCGGCAGCGGTCGCGGCGGGAATCCTACTGACAGTGAGCACCCAAAACAGGCCACCAATCGAGACTGCATTGTTGGGCAGACGGCGCGTGATGCGGCGGTAACAAACACTGGTCGGCAAGCGTGCGCCGAACTCGGAATGAAGCCCAAAGACCTCTGCATGATGCCCTGGCGTGTGGCGATGGCGTTGCAGGCGGACGGGTGGTGGCTTCGCTCGGTGATCGTGTGGGCGAAGAAGTCGCCGATGCCCGAGAGCGTGACGGACCGGCCCACGTCGAGCTGGGAGCCGATCTTCCTGCTGGCTAAATCAGCGCGGTACTACTACGACGCGGAGGCGGTGAAGGAGGAAGGCAATCCCGCCAGCGCCGAGCGGTACAAGTATGCATTTGCAGGGGCGAAGGATGGGCTCTCACGGCCTGACGGTGGGGAGAGGATGTGCCCGGAAGGTATGCGAGACTTTGATGGGAGACGCAACCTCCGCAACGTGTGGACGCTGGGGCCGGAGCCGTACAGCGAGGCGCACTTCGCCACGTTCCCAACGGAGATCCCGCGCCGCGCGATCAAGGCGGGAACGTCGGAGAAGGGATGCTGCCCCGCGTGCGGGGCTGGGTGGGTGAGGGTTGTGGAGCGGCGCAACTGCGCCCGCTCGGACGCTACTGAATACGCCAACGGTCTCGGAAACGTAGCAACAGCTAGAACACGGACGGCGATGCACTTCGTGGGCGGAGAATCCTGTACCACCGGCTGGCGTCCCGGCTGCGGGTGCGCCGCGGGCGAGCCCGTCCCGTGCGTCGTACTCGACCCGTTCCTCGGCAGCGGCACCACCGTCGCCGTCGCCCGCGAACTCGGACGCTACGGCGTCGGGTGCGAACTCAACCAGCAGTATGCCGACCTCGCCCGTATCCGCATCGGCAAGGCCGAGCGGCCTTCGACGTTCGTGGACCCGCGTGAGAAAGACGCGCCGTTGTTTGGGATTGGGGGTGTCGCATGAACCACCACGACAAGAACATTGCCGCCAACGTGGCCGCTAACCAGGACGACCGCATGGCAGCCGCAGCCGCGTTCAAGCTCGGCGACCGCGTGCAGGTGCGAGCGCCGCACCAAACGAACAGGGAACGCCCGGAACTCGCCGGCGTCGTCGCGGGGTTGCATGAGTGGTTCGGCGTTCGGTGCGTTGACGTGGACTTCGGCGGGACCGTGCGCCGGGTGGTGCAGGAGAGGGTGCGAAAGGAACGGTGATGCTACACCCTGACGACATCATCGACGCTGTGTGCCGAGCGTTCCACGTCACCCGCGCCGACATCGGCTCGGAGCGGCGGACGCCACGCATCGTCTACGCCCGCCGCGTCATCGCCTACCTCGCTCGAACGCTGGTGTATCAAGCCAGCCTGGAGGACATCGCCGAGTGGATGGGGCGACCGCATCACAGCACCGTTGTCTCATTGCTACAACACTGCGGCGACGCAACAAGGATGGCGATGATGGACGGGGTTGAGGCATGACTCACCAGTGGGTGCGGCTGGCCATCCGCGAGATTGCCGTTTCTGTCGGTCGCATGACCCCAGACGAAATGGCGTCACGGATCTCCATTCTCGCGGCGACCAAGTGCTACGGCGACGCCCTCGCGCTGGCGTTCATTGCGGAGTTCTGGACCGTCGCCGACCAGAGCATCGACGACGACGCGATCGCACACGCGATCTCATCCATCTACAACGTTGACCGACTCTACAGAATGTGCGAGGAAATCAAGCGAGATATCGGGGGCTCGCCCCCGCCGATGGTAACGCAACTCTCTGAAAGGGACGTGCATGACGCATTGTCAAAGCCACCCGTCGTTCTTGGACGACCGGCCGCTCACGATCGAGGAAGCCGCGGAGTGGCTGCGGATCACGGTGCGGGCGATCCGCCGGTACCGGATGATGGGGATCCTCCCAGCGTCGAAGGTTGGGAACCGCCTGCTGTTCCGTAAGGCCGACCTCGACAAGTTCGTTGAAGGGAGGAAGGCATGAGGATGTTGACCGCCGGACTTCTCTCGTCGTCCGAGATCGAACGCGAGATCGAGATTGAAGCCGAGGCGAAGGCCAACGGTGCCGCCCGGTACTGGAAGGTCGCCAACCACGCCGTCGAACGCGGCGATGGCGGCGGTCTGGTGCCCGCTCAACGGCTGCTCGTCCACTGGCACACGCTCGTCTCCGAGGGCGTCCGCGACGAACAGCACGCGATCAAGCGTGGCGAGCCGTCGCACGCTCGCGCGTTGTACGGACCGCCGCTGCTAGAACTTGACGCCGACGTTGCCGCCGCGGTCGCCATCCATGAGTTCCTGTCGGTGATGATGCGTGAGCCCGGCGGACTCAACGCGACCACCACCGCCTACCTCGTCGGCCGCGCGATCCTCGCCGAGATCAACAGCAACCGCATGGAGACGGAGGACTGGTACGCCCTGCTCAAGCGGTTCCGCCATCGCGTTACCGGAAAGCAAATTATATGGTGGTCCAAGAAGAAGATGGACCATCCGCTGTTCGGAAAACGGCTCGCCGTGGCGATGGGTGTGCGGCTGCTGTGGATCATGATTGAGGTCTGTTCCGCCGCACCGTACAACCAGGATTTCAAACTGGCGATCCACTGGTCGCGGCGGGCGACCAGGCGCGGCCACGGTCAGGCGTGGGTACATATGGACGAAGAATGTCACCGCATCATCGCGGAGTCGCACGCCACGCGGCAGTACCTCCACCCGCGGTACCTGCCGATGGTGGTGCGTCCGTACCGCTGGACGAAGGACACCGAGGGCGGGTACGTCACGATCCGCACGCCGTTGATTTCGAGCCCGACGCGGGATCAAAAGGAATCGTACCGCTCGGCGGACCTGTCCCGTGTGTACGAGTGCCTTGACGCCGTGTGCGGCCAGCCGTGGAAGATCAACCGCCGCGTGATGGAGGTCGCCGCCGAACTGTGGCGCGACGGCGGCGGACTGTGCGGTCTGCCCGGCGCGGACAACAAGCCGCTGCCCGAGAAGCCGTACGACATCGAGACGAACCGCGACGCCCGGCGGAAGTGGCGTCGTGAGGCCCACGACATTATGAAAGCGAACTTCCAGTCGAAGGCCGACCGGATCATCGCCGACACGGTGCTTCGCGTGGCCGACCGGTTCGCCGATGACGCCGCGATCTACTTTCCACACCAGTTGGATTTCCGCGGGCGTGCGTACCCGATCCCGCCGGACCTGAACCACCAGCGGTCGGACCTCACGCGGGGGCTGCTGCTGTTCTCTGGTGCGTGTCAACCAGACGTTCGAGAGCTGCGGATTCATGCAGCCAATATGTTCGGGTTCGACAAGCACACGCACGACGAGCGGGACCGCTGGGCGATCGACAACGCCGCACTCATCGAGGCCGTGGCGAACGATCCGATTGGTAACGCCGAGGCGTGGGACAAGGCCGACAAGCCGTTCCAGTTCCTCGCGGCGTGCATGGCACTCCACGATGACGAGATCGCTGCGCACCTGCCGGTGCAGAAGGACGGCAGTTGCAACGGTCTGCAACACTACGCGGCGATGAGCCGAGACTACTCATCGGCGGTGGCGGTCAACGTCGCACCGACAGATCGACCGGCGGACGTGTACGCGGCGGTCGCCGAGCGGGTGCTTGCGCTGGTCATGGAGGACGCCCAAGACATCAGCGACACCGACCGGATGGCACTCGCCGCGTCGCTTGTTCCGTTGATCGGCCGCAAGGTGGTGAAGCAGCCGGTGATGACCAGCGTGTACGGCGTGACGATGACGGGTGCTCGCGACCAGATCCTCGCGCGTCTGCGTGAAACCGGACTGGCCCGCGAAGCGACGTACAAAGCAAGTCAGTACCTCGCTAAACAGGTGATGCGGGCGTTGGCCGAAACGCTGGGCGGTGCCTCGCGGATGATGGGGTGGCTCAAGGGGTGTGCAAAAGCGATCACCGAGGCGGGGCACCTTGTAGCGTGGACGACGCCGCTGGGGTTTCCGGTGGTGCAGCCGTACCGAAAGACGTCATCAATCAGGATTCTCACACACCGCGGTTCGTTCCTCACGGTGTACGAGCCGCCCACGGCCAAGCCCGCAGGACGCAAACACATCAACGGCATCGCCCCCAACGTGGTTCACTCGCTCGACGCAACACACATGTTGCTCGTCGCCCGCGAGTGTGCCGAACGCCGGATCTCGTTCGCGTCGGTGCATGATTCATATTGGACGCACTCCGGAACGGCCGAGGAAATGGGCGTGATCCTGCGTGAACAGTTTGCGGCGGTGTACGCCGAGAACGTGGCGGACAACCTGCGGCGCGAGTGGATGCGGAAGTTCGGCGTGGACATTCCGGAGCCGCCCGTCGTCGGCGACTTCGACGTGAGAGAGGTGGTGCGGTCGCCGTACTTCTTTTCGTAGCGATCCTACGAAATGAACCAAGCGGCCAACCTACCGCGCACCGTCACCGTGTACTTCTGTAGTTACGTCGGGGAGCGATTCGGACTTGGGTGGTGGATTGAGTTGTTTACCCGCTGGGAGATCACGCACGTCTGCATCGGTGATGGCGAGGTTGTGCTGGATTCACTTGACCGCGGCGATAGGTTCTGGCCGCAGACAGTGTTTGAGGACCGATACCCGATCGCACGAATCGCCGTTGATATCGACGTCGAGCGTGACCCGCAACTGGAGATTGTTGGATGCCGACCGAAACCCCGTAACAAGTGGCTCAGGTTGATCCGGTGGGCAACGTTCGGGTTGACACCGGTAGACGACTGCGTGTCGTCGGTGGCGAAGGCGTTGCGACTTGCTGGCGTGGACGTTCCGCGTCGCATCACAACGCCCGGAGAGGTGTGGGATCTGCTACGGCCGTACGGCCGCGTGAGGATGATGGATGGCGACGTATACCCAATGGACTCAATTGGACCGCACGACGCTGCAGGCGGTCCGTGACATCATCTTGGCCGGATCGTCCGGCATCGAACTTCACCAGGCCGAGGAGTTGCACGACAACCCCAAAGCCCTGTTCTCGCTCGCCCGCATGCAGGAACGTCGCCGCATGGCGGATGAGATCGACGCGGTGATCCGCGGTAAGGAGCGTGGCTAATGTGCTTTGGTGGTGGTGCCCCCAACCCGCCTCCTCCTCCGCCGCCGCCTCCTCCGCAGCCGGTGGCCCCGATCGAACAGATGCCGGTACAGGCCACGGACGGAGCGCAGGCCGAAGCAGCTCGCCAACGTCGCCGGATGCTACTTGCTCGTCGCAACCGCGCGAGCATGGTGATCGGTGGAACCAACGATAACCGGTCCGGAGGTCTGTACATCCCGTGAACGAATACACGCAGGTCGCCGACTCTGGCCAGCGCGAGGAGTTCGCAACCGGATCGCGGCGTGACACCCGCGAGGGCAAGGGCCGCTACGACCTGCTGTCACCCGTGTTTATCGCACGGCTCGCAAAGCACTTCGAGAACGGCGCGGCAAAGTACGGCGATCGCAATTGGGAGCGGGGCCAGCCGCTCAGCCGGTACATGGACTCGGCCCTGCGGCACACGTTCAAGTACCTCGAAGGGCACCGCGACGAGGACCACCTGGCCGCCGCCGCGTGGAACATCGCAGCGATCATCCACACCGAGGAAATGATCCGGCGTGGCAATCTCCCGCAAGAACTCGACGACCTCCCGACGCACACATGAAATCATCGCTCTCGACCCGGTGGCACGCGGCGGACGCTGCACGCCAAACGGTTTTGGAGCGGGCTCGTCTCTGTGCGTCGCTCACGAAGCCGTGGATTCTCCCGCCGCAGGGACAGACAGCGGACACGCGGCTTCCAGAGACGTACCAGTCGGTCGGGCCGCTCGGCGTCACGAACCTCGAAGGTCGCATGCTCATCGCCCTGTTCCCGCCGGACCGTCCGTGGTTCCGGCTGCAGGTCGCTTCGCACCTGCGGTACGGCGAGGATCCGGCGAAGGTGGCGATCGCCAACCGCGCCCTGTTCGTGCGTGAACTGCTGGTGCAGTCCATGCTCGAATCCGGCTCGTCGGTGTCCGCTGGTGCCGACAATCGGCGTCGCGGCGGCGGGTTCCGCACGGCCAAGCGGTCGGCACTTGCCAACGTCCTTGTCACCGGCGACACGCTCGAACAACTGACCGACGACTACCGGCTCAAGGTGTTCCGCCGTGACCAGTACATCGTTCAACGCGACTCGTCGTGCGACGTGCTGTGCATGGGAGTCCGCGAGCGGATCGACCCGTACACGCTCACCGATGAGCAGCGCGAAGCGGCCAACATCAAGGCCGACAACGACCGCGATGCGTACGACCGCATGGAGGACATCTACACATTCTGCGAGTGGCATCCGTGGTCGCGGACGTGGGTGACGCGGCAGGAAGTCAAGGACGTCATCATCGCCGAGAGCGAGGACGCCGTTGCCCCGATGTGGCCGACCGCGTACGAACTCTCGCCGGGCGAACACTACGGGCGCGGCTTCGTCGAACTGAACCTCGGCGACCTGCGATCGGTCAACGAACTCGAACGCCGCCTCTTGGAGTTCACGGCGATCGCGTCCAAGCTGCTGATCGCCAAGGACATTTCGTCTCAGGTCAGGAACGAGGATCTGCTCAAGGGCCCGGGCGAGGTCGTCGAGGGCATGCGTGTTTCCGGCGGCGTTGTGCAGGACGTGGCGATGCTGTCGCTCACGCACACGCCGGACTTCTCGGTGGTGTCCAATACGGCCGTCCGCAAGACCCAGCAGCTCGCACGCGCGATGCTCATGGAAACCGAGACGACGCCGCGCGGAGAGCGTGTCACGGCGTACCAGGTGCAGCGTGTGGCGATGGAACTCGAACAGTCGCTCGGCGGCGTGTACTCGGCCATTGCGGACGAGCAGCAGATCCCGCTGCTGCGTCGCACGATCTATCAGCTTCGCCGCGACGGGATGCTCACGCTTAACGACAACGAACTCGGGGGCGTTGAGATCGAAGCACTCACCGGCATCCGTGCGTTGAGCATGGCAAACAACCAGGCCGCACTGTTGAACTTCGTGCAGACGCTCGCGGCGATCGGGCCCGAGGCGACGGCACGGCTCAACCAGTCGGTGCTGCTTGACGTTCTCGCCCGGTACAACAACATCGACGAGCCCGGTCTGATTCGCAGCGAGGAAGAAATGCGTGCGGAGCAGGCCCGCCAGATGCAGCAAGCGATGGTTGCGGCGGCGGCTCAGAAGGGGATCGACACGGTGGGCAACATCGCGGAAACGGTGGCGACGCAGCAGGGAACTGCGACGCCGTAAGGACACAGCATGGACAATGTGATCTCGATTGAGGGGCAGATGCCCCCGCCGGTGGGTACTGGCGGGGCGGGTGATGGTGTTGCGCCCACACAAGAAACCACGACGCCGAACACGAACCCGCCCCCCCAGCCCGCGGCCGAAAAGCTGCTCGCGGGGAAGTACAAGACCGTCGAGGAATTGGAGAAGGCGTACGGCGAACTGGCGTCGAAGTTGGGCTCCAAGGCGGAGCCCGTCAAGATCCCTGACCAGCCGCCACCCGCCGAACTCGGCGACGACGCCGGGCTCGACCGGTTCGTCGAGTCGATCGGGCTCAAGCCCGACGAGCTGGGCAAGTCGTGGATGGAGAACGGCAAACTCTCCGACGAGCATTACGCCAAGCTCAAGGCCAAGGGCATCCCGAAGCGCATGGCCGATGAGTACATGGAAGTGTTCTCGGAAACCGTGACGCGGCGCACCGAGGCACAGCGTCAACAGGCGGCGGAACTCGTCGGCAGTGAGGAACAACTCAACGCCCTGCTCTCGTGGGCGTCGCAGTCGAAGGCCGCCGAGAAGGACCGGCTCAACGCGCGGCTCGCCAACCCGGAGACGTTCAAGGGCACGCTGCTCGAACTCCAACACGAGATGTCGAGGGCACTTGGTACGTCGAAGTCCCGCCCGCTGGCAACGACGACGGCAGCGGCACCGATCGGCGCGGACGGTGCCCGCGACTACTCCGAAGCCGTGGCGCTCCGCGAGAAGGTCATGATGGGGCGTGCAACGCCCGCTGAGAAAGCCAAGTACATGGCCACCCCCAGCGAACTGTTCTTGAGAGGACGCTAAATGCCAGTTGACAAAAAGCAGCGTGAACACCTTGAAGCGCTCGACGTTGAGATCCAGACCGTCGCCAACGATCGTGGCTACCTCGGCGTTGTGCGTGACCGCCGCACCAAGCAGGCGGTCCGTTCGTTCCAGTCGGCGACCGAACCCGACGCCATGCAGATGGCGCTCGATTCGGTCGTGACGATGGAGAAGCCCAAGAGCCCGGCGGAACTTGCCGCCGAGAACGCCAAGCTCCGCGACGAGCTGGACAAGCTCAAGTCAAAGAAGTAACTCCCCCCTTTCCACTGCGTCGCCGTAACAGGCGGCGCGGTGTTTCCCGGTCCTGCGGCACGGCTCCACGGACACCGACCGCGGGCAACCAGTCGCTACGAAACGCAATCAAGCCCGTTGAGGCGAGCGGACACCCGAAAGGCCCGACGCTCGGCGGACACCTTGCGCGCGTGTACGGGCGCGAACCGTGCGGCCAGCCATCCGCGTCACTGCTGGCCGTGTGATTCGCACGACGCACGAGGTTTCATTCAATGGCTTCCAGCAACCCCACCCGTTTCCTTGCGAGCGGCGGCGATGATCGCGCGCTGGCTCTCAAGATGTTCAGTGACACGGTGCTTGAGTCCTTCCGACTCAGCACCAAGTTCTACGACGACATGGGCCGCATCGCGCAGTTCAAGGCGATCGACGCGGGCAAGTCGTGGCAGTACCCGATCATCGACGCCGACCCGTCGCCCGAGTACCACATCCCCGGCAACGAACTCCTCGGGCAGACCCAGGCGTTCGGCGAAACCATCATCACGATCGACGACATTCTCGTCGCCCACCGTGAGGTGCCTCTCGATCAGCGACTCCTCAGCCACTTCGACGTGATGGTCCCGTACGCCCGAGCGATCGGCCGTTCGCTCGCCATCGACATCGACAACAAGATGGTCCGCACGTCCCTGCTTGCGGCTCGAACCGGCGCGTCCGGAACGTTCCACAACGGCGGCAACGTCGTCGCCAACGTGAACGGAACCGGCGTGTTCGGTGCCGGCACCCGCTACACGAAAGACAGCACCGGCGCGGCCAACGCACGCAACGACATCCGGCAGCTCGCCCGCCTCATGGACGAGGACAACGTGCCCGAGACCGGCCGCATCCTCTACGTCGTTCCCGAGTTCCGCGAAGTGCTTTCGTACGACTCCACGCTGTTCAGCCGCGACTACTCACCCGACGCGAACGCAATGCACAACCGCAACATCGCGCTCGTCGAGGGCTTCGAGATCGTCGTGTCGAACGCGATCCCAAGCACCAACCAGACCGCGGGCAACCCGCCCAGCAACGCGACCAAGTACAACGTCAACTGCGCCTACGCGGGCTCGTCGTCCGCCACCGGCGGTCGCCCCGTCGCCGTCGCTCTCTGCGGTGCCAGCGAGAACTCCGGCGCGATCGGCATGGTGCAGGCCCAGGGCTTCGCGTCCGTCGTCATGGACGACGAACGCCGCAACACCACGTTCATGAAAACGCAGACGTTCTTCGGCCTCGGCGTCATCCGCCCGTGGTGCGCCGGTGAGATCCGCGTCGCCGCCGCCTAACCACAGGAGCATCACACATGGGATATCCAACCCAGAACATCAACTTCGTCCCCGGCACGTCGTACGTCGCCGTGGACCCCACCGGCTCCGCGCCCTCCGTGAATGGCCTGTCCATTTACGAGGGCGGGGCCGGACCGTTCCGGCAGACCAAGTTCGTGCTGAACAACATGGTCGTTGCAACCACCGACAACACCACCAACGGCGCACAGGCAGCCAGAAAATTTACGACTTCCCCGCCGGTGCGATCCTCGTCCACGGTGGCGCAGCGAAGCTCACCATCACCGGCGGCGCGGGCCTTACCGCGACCGCTGCGGTGGTGTGGGCAGTTGGTACGGTCGCACCGGCCGCCGATGCGACCCTCACCAGCACCGAAGCCAACATCATCCCCAGCACGGCGGCAACGCTGTCGTCTAGCACCAACACCGCGTCGGCCGTCACCGCAACGGCGGCGGGCATCCTTGACGGTTCCTCAACCGCCATCGACGCCCTGCTCAACTTCGCGGTTCCGGACGCCGGTTCTTCGGCGAACTCCACCATCACCGTCACTGGTGAGATCGTGATTACGTGGATCCAGCTCGGCGATCCTGTCTAATCGCACCACTTTCGCCGGGCCACGAGTAACGACGTGGCCCGGTATTTCCCAACGGAGCAAGCATGATGTACACCCTGCGCGTTGTCGCGTTGGCGGCCCTGACCGCATGCGCGACGCTGATCGTTCTGTCCACACCCGGCTGCACGGCGGACGGCGCGAAGCTGTCCGAAGTCCTCAAGGAATCCGACGCGGCGATCGAACGCCTGGACAACGCACGCGAGCAGGCGGTCGCGGAGAAGGCCACGGCGTCGCCAGATGAAGTCAAGAAAATTGACAAGCGGATCAAGGCCATCGACGAAACATGGTCCGAAGTGTCGAAGGCCCGCGACCTCGCGGCAAAGACGGTCAACCCGGACGGCACCATCAACCTCGACGGAGCGGTGGGTGCGGTAGGTACCGCGGCGTTCGCGGTCAACCCGATCCTCGGAATTGGCGTCACGTTGCTCGGTCCGCTGGTGGTCGGGCTTGTCCAGCAGCAGCGTCTACGCAAGCAGCGTGAAGCAGCCGAGAGCGTCATCCGCTCGGTTGATTACCTCAAAGTGTCTGAACCGAATGTCGCCGAGGCGTTCAAGGCGAACGCGGCTTCGATCTCGGCCATTCAGGGCAGCGAAGGCAAGCGACTTGTTGACGCCGTGCAGGAGAAAAAGCCGTGACAGTTCAATTCGGCGGCCTTGTGCAAGAGGTCAGGCTGTCGGCGCGCGACTACATCGCCATCGTTGGTATCGCGGTGGCGATCCTCGGTGCCGTCGTGTCGTTTGCACTCAAGAATGAAGCGGACCGCGCACGGTCTGACGAGAAGGTGCGGGCTGTGGAATCCCGCATCGTTGACATGAAGTCAGAACTTACCGAGATGCGACACGACATCAAGTCGCTCATCGAGAACCGGAAATAAACCATGCCAATCCAGCAATACAACCCCAAGACGTACGGCGTCCGGGGCGACGGAATCACCAACTGCACTCGCGGGCTTCAAATCCTCCTCAAGCAAATCAGAGACGACGGCGGCGGCACGCTGGAACTGAACACTCCCGGAACATACCTCATCAGCCGTACCACGGCGACCAGCGGCGAGTTCTCCGACAACACGGCGCTCAACTCCGCTCTCGTGATCTACTCGAACACTAAGTTCATTATCGGCAAGGGCGTCACGCTCAAGCTGGAGGCGGGGTCAAACTGCTCGATGCTCCGCAACTATGGCGCGCGGGTTTCCACCGCAACGCCGGACACGGGCATTGAGATTGATGGAGGCGTGTGGGACTACAGCGCTTCCAGCGTGTTTGCAGACGATTTTACCAGCAACGCGGGCGGAACAACGATCACCAAGACCGGCGCGTTCGCCAACTACACATTCCGCCGCGGCGACGCGTTCCGCTACCGCCTATTGGACAACAGCGGGTTCGGACAGGTCTCAGTCATCGCCAAGAACTCGGACAACACTCTGGCCATTGACGCACTGCCCGCCTCGCTGCGCGGCATCTCCACGGTGTACGGCACGGTCAACCAGCAGGACCAACTCATCACGTCCGACGCAACAACGTCGAACATCGGCAACGGAATCTTTCTCAAGAACTTCCGCCAGTGTGCGGTTCGCAATATCGAAATCCGCAACACGCTCAAGTTCGGCGTGTACGCCTGCACGTTCTCCGAGTCGGAGTTCAATAACATCGACGGATACAACCCCAGCGGCGGGGCCGACATCTTCCACGTCAACGGGCCAGCAAACAACTTCCGCGTCGAGAACATCCGCGGATTCAGCAACGACAACATGGTCGGCCTCATCATGGGAGAGGGCACGTACGGAAACGGCTACGCCTTCACGACCGCGACACACACCACGATCACTTACAACGCGACCAACAAGACGCTCACGCTCGGCACCGGGGTCTGGCCAGCGACGATCATCACCGGGGCCCGTTTGCGACTGACGAGCGGAACGGACGTCACCGCCGGTGAGCGGCAGGCCGCGACCGTGGTCAGCGGTCAGGGCACTGCGACGCTCACGCTGTCGGCGAAGCTCCGGAAGAACGGCGACACCGCCGACGTCAACACCGGCGGGACCGACATCCAGGGGCACGTCGAGGGCATCTACTCGTACCTCGGCGACGAGGGAGACATCAAGGACTGCGTGGTTGACGGCATCCACGCCAGAAACGACACCAAGTCGTTCGAGCCGTTCCGCATCAGCGGCCCGCTCGGAACCACGGCGTCCGGAATCCGTGTGGCAAACATCACCGGCGACATCTCGTCGGGCTCGGCGGTGTCGTTCATCGACGACGCGGCGTACGGGCTGTCGGGCTGGGTCGGACGCGGAATCTCAATCGACAATGTGTCGGCTCGCATCATCCGGCAGAACTCGGCCTTCTCTGACCTCAACACGCCGACCATCAGCATCACCGCGACCGGCCTCAAAGACCTCACCATCCGCAACCTGACGATCGCCAACGACAACGCTGCGGCGCGCTCGGTTGCCAACTGGGGCATCACCGTTGCGTCGGGCGTGGCAATGGAAACCTTGTTCGTCGATGGCGTAACGACGTTGACTCCGTTCGCCTCAACAAACGCATGCCATTTCCTCAGCCTTGCGGGCAACGTCAACAACGTATTCATCAACAACGCGCATATCAGGGCGGGCGTGAACGGTCGCTTCGTGAATTTTGCAACCGGCTACGTCGGAAGCGTGGCGATCAACAATTCACGCTGGGAAGGCACGTCTGGCGCTGACGCCTACGGATTCAACTGGACAGGTTCCGGCACGTCTCGGCTGATGCTGGACAACTGCGTCATCGACAACGGCGGAACGAACGGATACGGGTTCTTCTTCGCAACCAGTTGTTCCGCCACCGTTACGCTCATCCTCAACAACACCGAGTTCCGCAACCTGTACCGCGTCATGGATGTCGGAGGGGCCACCACCGTCAGCGTCACAATCCGCGGAACAGGCGTGACGTTCACCAACATCAACAACTCCGTCGTCGGCATTGGTGGCGGATCGGGAACATATACGCTGCTGACCTCGTTCAACCCCGACTGGCAGATGCTCGGTGAGCGCACGAGCGGTACGCAGCCGAAGGGCGCTGTGTTCACCAACACATCAACGGCCACATCAGGCGGCTCTCCATCTACGAACTGGAACACCGTGGGCGGCTCTGCGGGTCACGGCCTCGGGCAGGTCATCTACAACGGGACCGCGTGGGAGAAGTGGGGACGGACGGCATAAGGAACGCCACCAGTGACCAAACTCGAAGCCGTCAACGAGATCCTTGAGAAGGTCGGCGAGCCGCCGATCTCCGCGCTGGACACCAACGGCACGAGCGAAGCGGCCGAGGCAGAAACCATCCTCGACCGCGAGACGCGACGCATCCTCCAAATCGGCTGGGCCGCTAACACCTACAAAGACTACCAGCTCTACTACGCAGATACCGCGATCCCGGTGACCGGCACCGGAACGTTCACGTACCGCGAAACCGTCTCGCAGGCGGTCTCGGGTGCCACCGGACGGTTCGTCTACATCAACGGCTCGACTCTCTATCTCCGCAGGATATCAGGAACGTTCGACAGCTCGAACCTCATCACCGGACAGACCAGCGGCGCAACGCGCACGGCAAACGGAGGTGTCGTCACTACCACCACCGGGCGAATCGCGGTGCCTTCAACGTGGTACAGCGTCAGGCCGGGCCCGTCCAGCGGGAACGTCACGTTCTCGCTCAACGGCGTCTACCTGTTCAATACCACCGACAACGCCAACACGTTCGATTGGGGCGCGGACATCAAGGTCGATGCCATCGTGTCGGTCACGTTCACAGACCTCACGTACGCGCTGGCCGATCTCTGCGTCAAGTCCGCCTCGCTCGCCTATGCCCGCTACAAGAAACGTTCCGGCGTGGACGAGCAACTGCTCCGCGACGAACTCGACGCGGCACGGGCTCAGGCCAACCGCGAGAACAACGACATGGCCGCGATCAATCTGCTCAACACCGCACAAGCCCGCCGCGTCACCGGCAACCGCCGCGACGCCAGCGCGTATTTCGGAGGCGTGTAATGGCCGGATACTGGACCAACCGGGCGTGCAAGCTCGCCCTCAACATTCTGTTCCGCGGCGCGACCGCACCAACCTCGTTCAAGCTCGCCCTCGTCAAGTCCACCGCGACCATCAGCGAGGACACAAACGTCTGGTCAGACGTGTCCGGACAGGAAATCGCCGCGGGCAACGGCTACACCGCTGGCGGGCAGACCATCAGCCGCAACTCCACCGACTTCGACACGCTCACAGAGGACGATACGCTCAACCGCGCCGTCGTGCTGCTCAAGGACATTTCGTGGACCGCATCGGGTGGACCGATCCCCGCGTCCGGTGGTGGGGCCCGCTACGCCGTCCTGTACGACTCTGGCGGCACCAATGAAGTGTGGGCGTACTTCGACCTCGGATCGGACCGCACCATCAGCACCGGCAACACGTCCACCATCATCGACGCCACCATCGGACTCAAGAAACCGTGAGTAGATTTGAGCAACGCACGCCGCTCGTCACCGGCGGGATCTCTCGCCAGCCGGAACACGCAAGGCTGCCCAACCAGGTCGCCGATGCCGTCAACGCACAGTTCAGCGTGGTCAACGGCATTACCAAGCGGCGCGGATCCTGGCACATCGCCTACGTCGGCTCGTACCCGTCCACGACGGACCTGCGGATGCACGCAATCAACCGCGACCAAGGCGAACAGTACATGCTCGTCTACGGCGAAGGCGTCGTCCGCGCGTTCCGCGTCGGCGGCGTCGAGGCTACGGTCGGCGCGTCCACAGAGGCCACCGCGTACCTCGGCACGACCGGCGGCTCGGACCTGCGGCTGCTCACCATCGCCGACTACACGCTCATCCTAAACACGGATGTAGCACCGGCTACGGAAGCATCGCCGTCCTACACCGTCGATAAGGTGTTCCGCGACTACGACACGCTGACATCATGGACACCAACCAACCAGACGTACCACCGCACCAACAAAGATACTGACACAACGCCGCGGGGATACTACTACTACGACACCACCGGAGGCACATTCGCAACGTGGGTGAGCGCGGGGTTGAGCGGAACGCAGGCCAGCGTCACCGGCGACTACGACGACGGTGACAAGAACCCCGGCGGGTTCACCATCACCTGCCGCGCGGGTGTGTCGATCTCCGGCGCGGCGTGGAACGCGACGAATCGCACCATCACCAAGACCGGCGCGTTTGCGTTCGGGACGTTCCAGTCCGGCGACACGATCAACGTCACCGGCGGGACCGGATGGACGCCCGGCAGCTACGCGATCTCGTCGCACGACAGCGACGATCAAATCACGCTCTCGGCTGCGGCCGGGCAACCCGGCGCAAACAACACCGACACCGCGATCAACCAGATCAACGTCGCCCGCGCCGTTATCGCCGACTTCACCACCGTCACGCTCACGACGATGGAGGATGTTGCCCTTGAGTTCAAGCGGGCCGCAAGGTCCAGCGGGCTCCCCGACCTGTGCGTCGCGTGGAACGAAACCGGCTCGGGCACCGGAACGTTCATCGTCACCGGGCAGTACCGCGGCAGCGGCTCGACCATCGTATCGTTCACCGCGCCGCCCGCTGGCAACTACGACTGGTCGTCGGCGGGACGCCCGTTCAACGGCGGAACCGTCACCGCGGGCACGGGCTCGCCGTCGTCGCCGGTCAAACCCGTCCTCGAACGATGGACGCGCGTTGCCGCGCCGGGGCAGACAAACGCCGCGTTCCGCAAGTCCACCATGCCGATCACGCTGCGACGCACCACGGTCAGCAGCAACGCGGGCATCCCGTCCACGTTCGATCTCGGCGTGACCGATTGGTCGGACCGCACGTCTGGCGACGACGACACCAATCCACCTGTATCTTTCCTACGAGAGAGTTCTGCTCTGACCGACATCGCGTTCTACCGCGATCGGCTGGTCCTCACCAGCGGCGAGAAGATCGCCATGTCGCAGACCGGCGACCTGTTCAACTTCTGGATCGGTGACGCCAACAACATCGTCGATTCGGACCCGATCGACATTTCGCTCTCGTCCGAGGAAGTCACCTCGATCGAGTTCGCAGTTCCGTTCCGAAAGACGCTCGTGCTGTTCACGCTCGCGGGCCGACAATTCGAGATTTCGTCCGCCGACGAACTCACCGCGTCGAAAGTGTCCGCCACGCCAACCACGGTGTACAAGACTCCGCCAGCACGACCGCACCGGCTCGACTCGCAGCTCTACTTTGCGGCGAACTCCAACGACTACGCGACGCTCATGGAATACATCTATGACGATGTTCGCGTCGCATCTGCCGCCGAGGATGTTGGCATCCACATCCCAGGACTCATCCCGCCGAACATCATCGCCATCGAGACGTTCCAGAACGACCAGGCCGTCGTGGTCCTCCCGTCTGGTGGCAACGTGCTATACGTCTATGAAATGTACAGACAGGCGGACGGAACCAAGCAGCAATCGTCCTGGACGAAGTTCGTGTTTGACAATTGCTACACGATCAAAGACATCGCCGCCATCGACTCGTACTGCTACATGCTGGTCGAGTGTGATGGAGAGTGGAGCATTGAGCGGTTCAGCATGAGCGAACCAGCCGAGGGCGAGGATCTTGCGTCGGACGTCACCAGCGAGTACCCGATCGAGCCCGACGAAGCACTCGCCAGCGCGTACACCGAAGCAACGTGGAATCTCGAAACAATGCTCTCCGTCAGCCCCGTCTATGCCGACGTGTTCGTGGACGCGACGTACTACGACCCGTCATGCACGATCTGCTCGGCCGGATCCTATCCGCTCGCTGCCGGTTCGTGCCCGTGCTGCCCCGGCACGTACGACTACTACGACGGGCTCGGCAACCTCGTCGTCCTTCCGCTGTGCCGCTGCGAGAAACTTGGCGACGTAGACCCCGTGTTCGACTACTACAGCTGCTGCTGGGACGACGGAACGTACAACGCCTCTGGCGTACCATATGCCTGTTGAGTGCGTCAACCGCACCGCCCACGGGTGCATCGACATCGACAACAGGCTCGGGTGGAAGCACGGCACGTCCGAACAGACGTGCGCCGTGTGCCTCTCGCTCGACGGACCCACCGGCGAACACGCGGAGAAGTTCCGCGAGCAGCACGCAGCGAAGGTCGTGGAACTCACCGTCCGCATGACAGACCGCGCCGGGCCAGACGTACTCGCCGCACTCAGGGACAAGCACGGCGTCAGCGTGGACGCCAAAGACCTACGGGACAAACAGCATGCACGCGACGGATGGCAACGCGCCAAGTTCTCATGGAGCCGTGCCGCGGCGTTCGCCAAGTCCGCGCTCTCCACGCTCAACGGATCGGCGGACGAGCAGACCAGAAACACACGATGGATCTCTTGTACCGGCCGAAACCTTGCCGGTGAATTCGTATCTGATCCATGCCCTTCGCTTCGTGAACTCGACTCGAAACTCTACTGCGGATCGTGCGGGTGCGGCGTGAGTGAACTGTCCCGCCTCGACCGAAAGATCGAGTACCAGTACCTCGAATGTCCCCGCCGACGTGCGGGGTTCAGCAACGCGGAGAAACACGCATGAGCCTGTTTCCATACCCGGTGCGGCTGGATCGCCGCGTCATCGCGGTCGGCTCGTACGTCCAGCCGTACACCACATGGCACGTTCACTTTCCCGACGACGGGATCAACCGCATCGTCCTGTCCAGCTACTTCGGTGCGTCCGCCGGTGCCGTCCTAGTGCCGTCGTCCGTCGTCGTCAGCGGGTCAATCACCTCGATCACGGTCGGCGGTGACTACTCGGCAGGTCCGGTGATGATCGGAAAGACGTACCCGATGCGGGTGCAGCTCACGCGGCCGTTCATACGAGACGCCGAAGGGCACGCCGACTTCTTCTCGTTCACGTCCGGATCGGAGATCCGTACATCCGACAAGGACAGCGGACGCTACACGATCCGGGCGGCACGCGAGGCACCGCCCACGCGGGCGGATCGAACCAAGACCACCGGGCAGGCACTCGGCAGCATCCGCGACCGCGGCACGCTCCGGGCGTTCTTTTCGGGCGACTCGTCAAAGACCACCATCACCCTCGAAGGCGACGACCCCACGCCGGTCAACATCGCGGGCGTCGAACACATTGGCCAGTATGAAGCACGGAGGTAGGCATGGGCGTTGAAACCGCGATCCTGCTGGCGGCTGGTGCCACCGCAGCGCTAGGCGGGTACGCCTCGTATGAACAGGCACGACGACAGAACAACGCCACCCAGCAGACCCAAAGGTCGGTCGTTCGGGCGGCAGAGATCCAGTCGCAACAGGTCGCCCAGGCCGCGGCCACACAACGACAGGACATCGTTCGCAAAGCACAGCTTACCCGCGACCGCATCCGCATCCTGCAGGGCGAGAGCGGACTCTCCGGTGGCTCGTACGAATCGCTCGACCGCCAGGTTAGCGCCGACGCACAGAACTCGTACGCGCGGCTCGACACCGAATACGTCAACCAGCTCAACCGCGTCAACTCTGGCATGGAGGCCGACCTCGCTCGGCTGCAGGGCCAATACACCAACAGCGTTCTCGCCGCACTCACCGGCGGACTCGGCGGCGCAAACACCGGCTTGTCCCTCGGGACCGGCGTACGGAACATCATCCAATGAGCAGATTTGCACGCAACACCGGAGCCGGTGGAGAGACGCCGCGGCTGGGTGTCAGCGGCCAACTCACGGCTCCGGGCGTGTCGCCCGTACCCGGCGTCGCCGGTGTCAGCGGGCTCGACCAGCTCGTGCAGGCGCTCGGGGCGGGTGGTGCGCTCGCGTCCAACCTCGGGCAACTCTCCAAGGAAGCGCGGGCGTTCGATGAGGGCCTGGCAACCGAGCAGTATCGCCTCGACGCCGTGGAGTTCGACACACAGCTCGCCGAGGGCAAGCTGAACCTCAACGCCGAGGACGACAGCGACATCGCGTCGTGGATCAAGCCACGCACCGAAGGACAGTCAGACGCCTACCGCCAGCGGTACGAGTCCCTGTTCATCATGCACGGCCGCAAGGCGAAGGCCGACCGTCGCGTCGAGGTCGTCACGCAGGCACGCAAGGAACTGCAGCAGAACCTCGTCGATGCCGTCACCGGCGCACAGTCGGCCGACGACGTGACCCGTGCAATGCTGGCGGCCAAAGAACAACTCAAGTACACCGACATGCAGGCGAAGGCCGCCGTGCTGCTCCCAGCGATGGAAGCCGCTGCCGAGGCTGGCGACGCCGCCCGCGTCGCGTGGATTCGCTCTGCGATGGGCGGCGACTTCGTTGACAACCAGCGGAAGGCCGACGCTGCGCTCGCCGTGTTCGGTGAACGTCGTGCGGCCGACCGTGCGAAGGCTGCGGTGGGCAACGTCAACGCCGCCATCGAAGGCGGCAACCTCGAAATCGCACGGCAGACCATCGAAGCGGAATCGCGGTACGTGCCCGACCCGGCCGGGTTCCGCATCGCTCAGATGGCACGGCTCGACCAGATCCAGAACCAGCGCGACAAGGCGGGCGAGCAGGTAATGACGGACACGCTCGACACGATGATTGTGGACAAGCGTGAAGCCGCCGACGTCGAGATGATGTTCCAGACGCTCCGGCCAGCGATGGCGCCGGAGACGCAGGCCGCATGGTCGCGCCGCATCGAGGCGTACAAAGCCAACGCCGATCAGGAACGCGACGTCGCGCTCTCCGAGAACTACGCGAGCATGGTACTGAACGGACGCACCAGCGACGAGGTTCGGTCGATGATCCTCGCGTCCGACGCAAGCGACTCATCCAAGCTGCGGTACATCGAGGCGGTCAACCGGGCCGAGGAACAGCGGGCACGCGACGAACTCAAGCAGCGCGTCACGCTGCAGAAGGAACTCATCGCCTCGCAGGTAGTCGGCAACGCCGCGTCGTCGCTCCGAGATGCCGCCAACGGCACCGGCTTCGGGCTTGCTATCACCAAGTCCGTCGATGTGCAGCTTGAAGATGGCTCGACGTTCAAGATGACTCCCGAGGAAATCCGCACGGCCGCGATTGACGAACGGTTCGCCGAGATCGACCGCACCGTCGCCGATCCGATCCGCAACGTTAACACGAAGGTCGAGACAATCGCCGCCGCAGGAACCGACTACGGACCGTGGCAACAGCTATTCAACAACGGCACCGACGCGGCGACCGTGGACTACATCGCCAAGAACGGCAAGCTGCCCGAGTCCACGACAGCGGCGTTCGCGCTGTACCGGCAGGTCAAGGCGGCGAACCCGGCCGTGGCCGCACGGCACACACGCGGCACGCCCGGCGAGATGCTTGAACTCATGTCGGTGTCACTCGATTACGGGCTCGCGTCCAACGAAACCGAGGCGGCACTTCGGGCCGTCACGGTCCTCACGTCGGAGAACGATTCAGCCCGCAAGATCGGGCTCGCGTCGCAGATCGGAAAGCAGGTCGAGGAACAGATCCGTAGGAGCGACGGAATCTTCTTTTCGAGTCCGATCACGTCGGCCAAGAACGCCGTCGAGATTCAGAGAAAGCTCAGCGGAATCGCCCGCGTCTACTCGGCCGCGGGTGTTCCGCCCAAGGTCGCAGTCGAGAAGGCGATGGAGCGGGTGATGGCGACGCACGCGCCGATCAACGGCGTACTGGTGGACCGCAGATCGTTCTCGCTTCCGGAACTCAAAAACGACTACACCGCCGAGTACATCCTCGACGACGTGGCCGACCAGATCGTCGGCAAGTACGTCGAGAAGTACGGCAAGAAAGAAGGCGTGGACGCCGCAGACATCGCGCTTTTCCCCGACAACGGACGATGGACGATACGGTACGTAGACCGCAACAGCAGCGAACTTGGGTTCGAGGTCCAGACTATCAAAGAGAACGAATCGGTGTTCTCGCACGAGGCGATCCTCGAACTCATGCGACGCAACATCGCGGCCCGCAACACCAACGAACTGAACGCCGTGGTTGAGAAGGACCGCCAGATGCGACAGTACAACGACCGGAACAACCAGCGGCTCCGCGCCATGTGGCCAACACGATGAGTCAGTTCTCAAACCCGCTCCCAGGACTCGGCGGCGTTGCGCCGATGGTGCAGCCCAAGCAGGACACCAAGCAACCCGCCTTCGATCTCGCTCCGGACGCAAACCTGCCGCTCCTGTCGGTAGGATCCGAATGGATCGGGGCGTGGGCCGCGCGGCAGCTCGACGGCATCAGCGGTGCCGATTATGACTACCGTATGTCATACACCGAACTCGATGAACTCACCAAGGGCATCGATCAACGGTACTGGCACAACTTCGCGGGTGCGGCGTCACGCAAGCACGCCGAGATCATCCGCGAGCAGTTGATCGGAACGCAGGAATCTCGCCGCTTGCTCGCCGACGCCGGATGGCAGGGCAGCGCACTCCGCATCGCGGCCAACATTTTCGACCCGGTGCAGGTCGCCGGTGCGATGGCGACGGGCGGCCTCTCCTACGTCGGCACCGGTTCGCGTGTCGCCAAGATGGTTCGGCTCGGGCTTGTCGGCGGTGCCGTGCAAGGCGGGCTCGAAGCCTACCGCTACACGCAGGACGACGACGCCACGATCGCCGGTGTGTTGTCCGCCGCGGCCGGTGGTGCTGGCCTTGAAGTCGGCCAGTTTGCGACGGCAGGGCAGGGGTTCGTCAAGCGGTTCCTCGGTGGTGCAGCGGGTGCAGCTGCCGGTCCAGCCGTCGTCGATGTTGGACGCATGGCGGTCGGCGACACCAGCCTCAACGAACTGCTCTACACGGCGGCACTCAACGCCGCGGTCGGTGGTGGCGTGACCGCCGCTCTCGGCCGCAAGATGGCGAAGCAGATCGAACTCGAATCGCTCCTGGAGGTCGGCGCGGATGGCCGCGTTCGGTTCAGCGACAAGGCGAAAGCGTACTTCGCGGAACTCGACGAGGCCAACACCACGCTCTCGGCCGACGCGATGCACAACCCGGCGGACATTCTGGACGAGCCGAGCCCGATCGCGGAATCTGCAGAACCGTCCACCAACATCAGGACCATCGGCGCGGCGTCACAGGCACAGCTCACCAAAGGCCCAACGGACCTCGACCTCTCGCCCGCCGCGAACGGCTCCAAGTCCGTCACGCCCCGCATCCTCGGTATCCCGCTCCGCTTCGGAATGGCGTACCGCCTCGGCCAATCGGCCTTGTCCGTCGTCCGTGACGCATCTGCCATGCTTGCCGAGGACGTGCTGTATCGAGAATCACCGAGCGGGCGGGTTGTTCCAAACTCGCTCTCGGCGTCCGAATGGAAGCGACGCACGATCAATCAGGATCTCGCCGAGTGGGAGTCCGTCGCGTCCAAGTCGTTCGCCGACTGGCGGAAGGCCAACGGCAAGCCAGCCGTAGACCCAACAGGACGCACCAACTCAGAGTTCTTCGAGGAGGTCGGCAAGGCCGTCCGCCGCGAGCGTGGAACCTACACCAACGACCCGCACGTCAACGCCGTCGCCGACCAGTTCCGAAACCTCATGCTCATCGTCGGCGAGCGGGCCCAGCGGCACAACGTCAAGGGGTTCCGCGACCTCGACATCAACGACATCAAGGCCGACACGTACTTCACCCGCCTCTACAACCGGCCCAAGATCGACCGGTTCATCGACGAACACGGCAAGGACGCGATGGTCGATGTCGTCGCTCAATCGCTCGTCAAGGGAACGCCGAACCTGAACCCGGCGATGGCCCGCGACCTCGCAGAGAACGCGCTCGACCGCATTCTCCGCATCGACGATGCAGCGGCAGCCGACATCAAGATGTTCCTCGACGACACCGCGGCGGTCGAGGCCGTTCTCAACAACCCGCAGTACGGGCTAAACCGCCAGCAGATCGACGACATTCTCTACAAGATCGGCAAGAAGGACGACGCCGGAAAGTCGCCCCGCGTACGCCGCCGCATGACCATCGACGAGACGCACAACGGGACCGTCACAGACAAGGCGGGCCGATCGGTCAACTACGCCATCGAGGACTTCCTCGAAAACAACGCGGGCACGGTCCTGCAAACGTACATCCACCAGGTCAACGGGCTCTCGGCGACCGCAGAGTTCCACCGCGCACTCGGCGACGCCTACGGCAAGACCATCAACAACTTCGAGGACGTGCGGCAGGCGGCCAACTCGCAGGCCCGCAAGATCGACCCCGACTGGAATAACGCCAAGCAGAACAGGCTCGACGACGAACTTGCCGCGCTGGAAGTCCTCTACAAGTCGGCGGCTGGCATCCCGCTCAACGGCAACAACAAGTTCTACGCATCGCTCCGCACGCTCCGAGACGCCAACTTCCTCGCGTCAATGGGTCAGGTCGGGTTCGCACAAATCGCGGAAACCGGCGTCTCGCTTTCCGAGGCCGGACTCGGCAACATGATCCGGTCCATGCCAGAACTAGGCAAGATGATCGGGCTCGTCAAGTCCGGCCAGGCACCGACCGAACTCATGGAGGAACTGTCCTCGCTCATCGCCATCGGCAACAAGGCACTCACCGACAAGGTGTACGCCCGGTTCGCCGAGTACGACGTTGGTGCGGACGTGGTGGGGGCGTTCGGCACCGTTGGCGATAACGCACTTTCGAAGGCCAAGCGAACGATCAACTTCGCCAACGGCATGTACCAGATCATGCGGATGCAGCAGCTCACCGCAGCAGCCGCGATGGTCAACAAGTGGCACCGCTACGGGATGTCCGGTCGGCTGCCCATCGCCAAGCGGCTGGCGTCGATGGGCCTGACCGAAGCACAGGCGACCAAGATCCTCTCTCAGATCAAGAAGCACGCGACGTTCGACACGGGCTTCCTCGGCGAGCGCGTCCGCAAAATCAACATCGAGAACTGGGACAAGGACGCCGCCGCGAGCTTTTTGACCGCGATGCACAAGTGGACGAACCGCGTCATCCAAGAGAACGACATCGGACAGATGGGGATGTGGATGACTCACCCGCTCGCAAAGGTGTTCCTGCAGTTCCGTTCGTACGCGCTGGTGGCGTGGGAGAAGCAACTGCTCTACGGCGTCGCCATGCACGACGCCGCTGCGTACCGAGGGTTCGCCACGACCACGCTGTTCGGGGCACTCTCGTACATGGCGATGACCTACTACAACGCCGCGTCGCTCCGCGGCGAGGAACGGCAGAAGTTCCTCGAAAGCCGCCTCAACACCAAGCAGCTCGCCGCCGCCGCGTTCCAGCGGTCGGGCTGGTCGTCCATTCTCCCGATCGCCGGTGACGTCGGGCTCAAGGGCATGGACATGGATCCGGTTTTCTCGAACGCCCGCACGACCGGCGTCGAGTTCGATCCGCTGCTCGGCAACCCGACGTTCTCGGCGATCCGGTCCATCTACGAAATCCCGGCGGCGATCACCGCTCCGTTCAACCCGTACAACGACATTACCAAAGCAGACTTCAATGCGCTTCGCAAACTCATGCCGTTCCAGAACACCATCGGCATCAAGCAGGCCCTCGACGTGATGGGCGGCGCGCTGCCAGATCAGGAACCCAAATGAACCAGCACCAGAAAGCACTCTACGAGGCGGCGGTCAAGCTCGCCCTCGACGTGCTGACCAACGGCCGCGAAGTGATCTCGCCGACCGGTGAGATGGTTCGTGTGCAGGCGTCGGCGGCCGACATCAACGCGGCCATGAACATCCTCAAGCAAGGACACGCCGCCGTGGACGAGGCGGCACCGGAGTCGGCGGTCGGGCAGCTCGTCGCACGGATGAAAGCTCAGGGGCTCAAGATCCACAACGGCATCCCCGAGGTCGAGGGCACAGACGCCACCGATCGGAGGACGGCGTGATCTCGGCCGGGCGTGAATCCCACTTTCCCACTTTCCCACGCGGGAGGACCATTCCGTGAAGGCTCGCATTGTGGCGTTTGGATGCGTTCACGCCCCGCACAGTCCAGAACACGCCCTCGCCTTCGCCGTCAACGTCGTCAAAAACGCCAGGCCCACGCACATCGTCTGCACCGGCGATCTGTTCGAGGCGGCCGCCGCCAGCGTCCACAACGAAGAACACGACCACGACCTCATCGACGAGTACGAGTTCGCCGCCGCGTTCCTTGAACGTATACACAATGTTGCACCACGGGCCGAGAAACACTGGACCCTCGGCAACCACGACGACAACCTGCTCGCCGCCGATCGACGTCGCGTTCCCAAGCCGCTCAGGCGTGCCGTCGAGTGGAACCATTCGGCGTACCGCAAGATTTTCGAGCAGTGGCAGGCACGGCCGCACACCAAGGACAAGGCGGGCGTCGCCATCATCGGGCCCGTCCACGTCTATCACGGATTCCGGTGCGGACGTAACAGCGACAATATTGAAGCTGTTGAAATGGCAATGATATGTCGTGCGCCATACGATTCACTTATGATTCGCTCGCACACGCACCAGCCGATCTACCCGACACGGTGCGAGATGAACAGCGCCGACCTTCCGTGGTGGTACCTGAACGTCGGCACGCTCGGTCCGCTCAGGCCGGAATACGCCAAGAAACGAAACACCCAGCGGTGGGGGCACGCCGTCGCAGTCGTCGAAGTCAGCGGATCCAAGTGGAACGCAACACTGGAGCGCCTATGAACTCCACGTCACAGAACGATGCCCTGCAGCGTGCGCTCGCCATCATGTGCGAGCATTTCAGCAACTTCGCCATCGTCGTTCCAACGCAGGACGGCGGCGTGTGCGTCGGATACTCCGGACATCAAGTGTTCGTCTCCGGCATGATCGCTTACGTTTACGAGAACGGACCGGACGACAAGTGGATCAGCGTCGAAGGCGGCGACCATAATGCAGAATGACATCGAGCTGTACGTCTCACGGCTGGTCAACGATTTTGAGTTCTACATGCGGGAACTCTGGAAGGACCGCAACCTCGACAGGGTTGCGCCGCTCTCGCCCATCGAAATCGACATCGCCGACTACGCCGCCAACGGCCCGTTCCTTCGCGGCGTTCTCGCGCCACGCGGAACCGGCAAGACCCACATCGTCGCGGCCCTGACAACGTGGGTGCTGCTGCGGGACATCAACGCCAAGGTGCTGATCGTCTCCAAGTCGGCGACCGAGGCGGGCAAGACCCTCAGCCTCATCCGCCGGTGGATCGGCTCGGTGTGGTTCCTCAAGCACCTCACGCCCAACGACAAGTCACGCGACGCCGCCGTGCAGTTCGACGTCGGCGGCTGCAGGGCGGACCGCACCGCCAGCGTCACCGTCCGCGGCATCGACGGACAGCTCGAAGGCGGACGTGCCCACCTCATCATCGCCGACGACGTTGAGACGACCGCCAACACGCTCACCCTGGACGCACGATCCAAGCTCGACGAGCGCGTCAAAGAGTTCCGCGACATTCTCTACCCCGGCCTCGACGACTCCGCGCGGGCCCACGGCGTCGTCTACATCGGCACCTACCACCACGAGGAATCGCTCTACCTCAAACTCGCCGACCGCGGCTACGCCTTCCGCACCTGGCCGCTCGTCTACCCCACGCCCGACGAGCGTGCCCTCATGCTCAATCTCTCGCCGCTCGTCGCCGACGCGCTCGACAACGGCATGGCCAAGCCTGGGCAACCCACCATGCCCCTTCGCTTCGATGACGGCGAAGTCGCCTCACGGAGGGCCGAGGGCCGCACCCGCTTCGCCATGCAGCACATGCTCATCGCCCGGCTCGGTGATGACCTTGCCTACCCGCTCAAGCTGCAAGACCTCATCGTCATGGGCCTCAACCGCGACAAAGCCCCGCTTCAAATCGTGTGGGGCACCCACGACTCGATCGGCTCGACGTTCATGCAGGACATCCTATCCCTCGGATTCGGCAACGACGCCTTCCGGCGGCCCGCCATGATCGGCACCGAGTATGCGGATTATCAGGACGTTCGCATGCGGATCGACCCGGCGGGCAAGGGTGCCGACAAGGTGGGCTACGCAGTCGCCGGAACACTCGCCGGGTATCACTACGTCCTCTCGGTCGGCGGACTCCACGGCGGCGCTGACCCGGCCAACATCACCCGCCTCGCCGAGATCGCACGCGACTTCCGCGTCCGCACCGTCACCATCGAATCCAACTTCGGCGGCGACTCGTTCGGTCGGCTCGTCCAGGTCGAGATCGCTCGCCTGGCGATCAAGCCCAACGAACGGCCCGACTACCCAAACGGCTGGAACGCCGCCGTCGAAGCCAAGCACTCGGTCGGGCAGAAGGAACTCCGCATCCTCGGTGCCCTCGAACCCGTCATGGCCAACCACCGGCTTGTGTGGGATGTCACCGTCGCACGGAACACCGACCTGCAGCGGCAACTCACCCGGCTCACCAGACAGCGAAACAGCCTCGACCACGACGACGAACTCGAAGCCGTCGCAATGGTCGTCGCCGATCTCGCCGAGGAACTTCGCATCGACCCCGCTAAAGCCGCCGACCTCATCCGGCGGCAGAAGTTCGACCGCGAACTCGAAGCACACTACGCCTCCCTCGGCATCAAACGACGCCGCGAGTGGTGGTCGGCATAGACCGACCGAAAACCGAAAACAGGCAAAAAGCCCTTGTTTTCACGGTCGGTCCAATGTTAGACCGACCGTCTCGGACAAGCATGTCCTTTATTGGGCGGCCACGTTGCGGCCAGCACCAGCAAGCCCTCAGAAACCCGCGAACTCCGGGAAACTTTCCACCCTATTGCTGACACGCACGTCCATTGGTTCGCGTATACGGCCATTACGGGCGTTCCTAGACGCCATTGAAAAAGACGGGTCGTGAGTAGGGTTTTGTGGTGTAGGTGGCGTGGAACGCCTAAAAACCGTGTTCCACGGCCCTTCGATGGGTATGGCGGAAACTTATGGGGGGGAGTCGATTGGATCGAAGGCGGCGAGTACCCCCGGGGTGGGGGGTTGCACGCACAGGCACCGCACGATAGCCGCACAAACACCGGACGTACGAGCGACGATGACTCCCGTAGGCGCTGCGGGCCCATCCTGGCTGCCCGTGCAGGCCCGATCGGGACACGAGCTGGGCCTGGCGACGCGTGCGTCAGGTCGGAACGCACGCTCACGCGCACGCCCGCACGCGATACACCCTGTAACTTCAAACGTACACACGTTTGAGCCTACGTCTCTTGACGTCTAGAACTCTCACACTGTCAAGATCTCTCTCTGTCAAGGTACTCTTGTACATCAGTGTTTTTCTAGTACCTGTACAGGTACATAGATACATGTACAGTGTATGTATGTATTACTGTATTCTATGCAAAAGTCAAGGCCCCAAACGTGGGGTGTGCGATTCATTCGGAAACTTTCCGAAATTTCTTGATTCTCTTGGGTGTCGTGGTACGATGTACCTGTAGCCGCATGTCGCGGCACACCAGGAGAGTACCGATGTCTGCGTACGTTGTTGATCGTAACCATATCGCATACCTGGTCACGTCCGCGATTGAGCTGGCCCGGCTCAACGGGTGTAATTCGTTCCGCTGGACCGGCCCCGACGGTGAGCGGAACGAGCTGGCACCCGGCGACAAGCGCGGCGCGAATCGCGCGGGGCAGATGCTATGGGACGAGAATATCCGCTCAGTCCTTTACCGCTACCCGCAGGATACCCGCGAGACCATGCCGGGCCCGATCGGGGAGGACTTCAAGTATCGGCACGACTTCCAGGCGGTCTGGGAATTCAACGCCGCGGCCGTGATCAAGTCGTGCCACTGCTGGGCATACCAGACTTGCGAAACCCCGGATCACGAGAATACCGCAGCCTGGGCGTTCGTTGACGCCCTGCAGCGCGCCGCGGCGTCACACGTCCAGGGCTACAGCTCCGCCCCGTGGGGCGCGCCGAAACCGTCCCCGATGGTCCGCATCTGGTGACGCGCCGCCCGTGTCCTGACGGGCGCGGGCTGCTTTGCCTCACCGAATGAGCGGGGAGGCTACCCAGGAGATCGAACGATGAGCAAGCACACGCCGGGACCGTGGCACACTGGCATTGACGATTCAGACAAGGTATTTGCGGCGGACCGTGATGGTATTGCGGTGATGTCTGGCGGTCGCCGCTATCAGGCCGAGCGCGACGCAAACGCCCGCCTGATCGCCGCCGCGCCGGAGCTGCTGGAGGCGTGCAGGGTCGTGCGGAACGCCCTGGACGCTGGCGAGCATCCGGGGAGGCTGGCGTCGGTACTTGACGCGGCGATCACGCGGGCGGTCGGGGCGCACGGCTGAGGCTGTATTTCCCGGTGGTTCTGTACTTGACGGGTACTTGATTGAGGAGGCCGAACGATGACGTACGCTTTGGAGTTCAAGACCCATGCGTGGGCGCACGGGGAGGTAGCTGCTGGTCGGGCCGTTACGCTTCAAACACCGTGGGCGAAGTGGTCGGAAATGTACGGAATGCGGGACGAGGCCGGTGTGTGGTACTCGTTCACGTACGGGTTCTCGCCGGTGCCGATCCGCCGAACCGATCCGTTCCTGGGCTGGATCTACGACCGAGAAACCGCGGAACCGGCGCGCGACTGAATACCCGCCACCTCCCCGAGAGGGGAGGCGGCGGTTTCGCCCGATCGGGCAAACTCGCCGACTGAGTGAGTCGGGGTAGGGCGCAAGCCCAGGAGTACGCGATGAATAGCACACAGGCACACGAGCAGATCAAGGCGCACGCGGCGGTAGTTCTTGCGCAGGGCACACAGTCGCTTGCGACCGTCTATGGGGTGCGGGACGAGGCTGGTGTGTGGTACTCGTTCACGTACGGCTTCTCTCCGGTTGCGATCTCGCGGACCGACCCGTATCACGGGTGGGTGTACCGCGATCACACGACTCCTGCCACCGCATGAACCTCCCGCCGGGGTGCCCGTGGCCCCGGCTACCGGCGTCCCGCCCAACGGCGGGGCTGTGTATTTGTCGGCACTTTCCCAGCGATTGCCGACGTTTTGTACACGCGTGTGTGCAAAACAGACGCGCCGTGGAGAATCTGCAAGGATGACTCATGGGCCAGAAGTATCCCGGCGTCAAGGTCACCCGCGACCGCGAGTCATGGCGCGCGGTATGGTTCGATTCAACGGGGAGGCGGCGGCGCAAGCGGCTCGGCAACTCCGAGACGATGAGCCGGGCCGAGGCCGAACGTCGCGCGCTCAAGTTGCAGCAGGTGCAGCTCATCTGCCCCGGATACCGCGACGGGCCCGCGATCGTGCCGACGATCACGGCGCACGTCCGCGAGTACGTGACTCGCCGCGGGCCCGAGATCGGCGACGCCGCCCGCAAGTGGATCGAGATGACGCGGGCCCAGCTCGTCGCGTGCTTTGGCGACGTGCGGCTCGATGCGCTCACCCGAGACGGAGCGGGGAGGCTGGTCGTTCACCTGCGGCAGCCCCGGCGTGACGGCACGCTCCGATCGGAGTGGAGCGTCAAGGGGTACATCACGGTTGCCTCGCGCCTGTTCGAGGACGCCCGCAAGCGTGACCTCATCCCGATCAACCCATTCGACCGGCTGAGAGTGAAGGTCGCCAAGATCGAACGGGACTGGCGGTACGTCACGCTCGCCGAGCTGGACCGCATCCTGGCCGCGTGCCCGGATGCTTCGTGGCGTGCGTTCTTTGGGCTACTCAGGCTCGCGGGGCTGCGGCTTGGGGAGGCTCGCCGGTTGACTTGGGACCGGATCGACTGGGAGCGGCGTACGTTGACCGTGGTGCCACGCGAGGGCAAGGTGACGACCAAGCAGCGGACTCGCGTGGTGCCGGTCCAGCCGAGGCTGTACGCCCTTCTGCGTGAGGCGTTCGACGCGGCCGCGCCGGGCTCGCGGTACGTGTCGCCGTTCTGCAAGAAACCGAACACGGTTGGCCGAGAGATCGTGGTGCGTGCGGGGCTGACGCCGTGGGCCAAGCTGTTCCACACGCTCAGAAAGAACCTCGTGAGCGATTGGCAGGCGGTCTATCCGTCGCTGGACGTGGCCGCCTGGCTCGGGCACGATGTTCGCGTCGCGGCCGACCACTACCACCAGACGCTCGACACGAGCATCGCGGCGGTGACTGGGGAGGCGGCGCAGGCACCGGCACCGGCCGCGGACGCTGACCTGCGGTCCGAGATCGCCGACCTGCGGGCGATGGTGTCCGCGCTGGTGTCCCAGTTGCGTCCCGCCGCGGGACACGAACGCCCGTAAGTCCCGGTGAATCCAAAGCCGCCTCGGGGACTCGAACCCCGCACCGTCGCTTTACAAAAGCGCGTTGTACGGTCAATGGCTGGTATGCCAGTGGTCAACGATTCGCACGTTTCCAAGCGAGAAACGCGGATTGTGGAGTCGGCGTTGTTCGGTGGTTGACCACCCGTGTTCTACCCGTCGCGTCCCGGCTGGTGTCCCGCTCGGTGGGACAGATGCAGCCGGTGACGCACACCCTAACTCTTTGCGAAAACATCGAAAAACGCCTTGTTTTCACGGTCGGTCTAAATTTAGACAGACCGTCCCGGACCTCTTTGTCCGTTATCGAAACGCCCGACGCATCTCGACCACGACGTAGATGCGTGCCGGGTGGTCGCCGACCTTCCGGCAGCGCTTCGCTTGGCGCAGCTTGCCGTCGCCGTCGAACAGGCCGACCGCCCACTCGTTCGGGCTGAACACGAATACCGCGGGCTCGCCCACCCGCAGGTGCCTCGTCGGTGACGGCGGCGCGAGGACGATGATGTCGCCGGGCAGCAGGTGCGGTGCCATGCAGTCGTCGTCCACGATTAGGGCCACACACGCGGCGTCGAGCGTCGCCTCGGTGCGGGGCACGTACATCGCCGCCGATCCGCCCCGCTGGTCCCAATCCAGCGAGCCAGACGGAAGGCCCGACGCCGTGCGGTTCAGTACGGGGATCTCGGTGCTGCGACGGATCGGTGCGGTCGGCTTGTGGCCGGACTCCATCATGCGACGCTGCAGCTCGGCAAGCTCGACCTCAAGCAGCGGCGCGATGCGCTGAAGCTCAGACACCTGGAGCTGCAGCCCCGCCAACTTCTTGCTCACCTGACTTTCCGACACGCCGAGAACGCCCACCAGATCCTTCTGGTTTCTCCCCTTCTCTCGAAGTCTGGCTTTCACCCACCGCTGAAAAGTTCCAGATTCCATAATTTTCTCCTTTCGGATAGTAGACAGGCAAAATCGCGACACCCAAGCGCGGAAATCTTGGGAATCTTTCCTAAAATGTCGTTGACACGGGGAAAGATGAACGATATCTTTCTTGCATGAAGTTTGTTCAAGATGAGATTTCGCCCTGCAAGCTCGCGGCCATCACCCGCCAGCCGCTCGGACACATTTACCGCCTCGTCGCCGAGGGCGCGTTCACGACCGCCCGGCCGCACGGCAAGCAAGTCCGCATCCGCACCGACGACCCGAAGGTCGTCGAGCTGTTGAGGTTTGTCGCACCGGAGATCCCCAAGTGAGCGCGTACCCCGTGACTGAAATGGGCCTCGATGATTGTCGGCGTCTGACCGACGCTATCGAACTGCTCCGCGAAATGCAGCGTGGGTTTCCCGCGTTGATCGCGGCGATGAGCCGAGCCGACTGGATCGAAACGTACGACCTCGCGTCGGCCGCGGAGTCGCGCATGGTGAAGGCCCGCGACCTGCTGGGCGACCTGGCACTCACGCAGTCGAGCCGCAACATCCATCGCTCGAACGTGGAGGCCGCCGAGAAGTTCGACGAGTTTACGGGCCCGATGTAAGTCACGCGCAACACGTAACCCTCGAAAGGGGCAACATGATTACTGACGACGTTCGTAAGACGCGGAATCAATACATCGGCAGCAGCGACGTGGCGGCGATCCTCGGGCTCGACCCGTGGCGTGGGCCCGCCGACGTGCTGGCCGAGAAGCGTGGTCTGGTGCCTCCCAAAGAGGAAAGCCAGGCGATGCGGCTGGGCACGAACCTTGAGCCCGTGATCCTCGCGGAGTTCCGTGCCGCGACCGGGCTCGACACCGTGGCGTCGCATCGCTCTTGGATCTCCGGTCGTGTCCGTGTTCATCCAGACGCATTTATCGGCGCTGAGGAAGCGGGCAACCCGATCGTCGAAGCCAAGTACACGACCTCGGCGGAAGGCTGGGGCGATTCGGGCTCGGTCGAGGTTCCGGACAGGGTGTTGGTGCAGGTGTTGGTACAGGCCGCCGTGGTGGGCAGCCCGCTCGCCTACGTTGCTGTGCTACGCCCTGTTCGGGACCGGCTGACCTTCGCGTACCACCCGATCGTGATTGAGGGTGAGAACCGCACGCTGGCGGACAAGCTGCTCGCCAACTGCGAACGCTGGTGGAAACGGCACGTCGAGGATGGTGAGCCGCTGCCCGCTGGCACGCCGCCCGCGACACTCGACACGCTGGCATCCCTGCAGCGCGACGAGTCCGCGTCCGCTGTGCTGCTCTCCGACGATCTCGTCCGCGAGCTGGCCGAGGCACGCAAGCAGCTCGGGCTCGCCGAGGAACGCGAGAGCATCGCATGGCGTCGCGTTTTGGACGCGCTCGGCGACGCGACTGCTGGCGTTTCAACGCTCGGCCGCGTGTCGTACAAGCGGACCAAGGACCGGGCGGACGTCGATTGGTCGCGGCTGGAACGCGAACACGCTGCGATCGTGGATCAGTACCGGATCACCAAGCCGGGATACCTCGTCAAGCGGTTCACGCCCGCGAAGGGGGAGGCATGAGCGACACGAACAGCAAGTTCGTCGAGGCCCTTGTCCGCGTCCAGGCGTCCGGCCTGACCGCGAAGATGGACCGCGAAAACCCGTTCTTCAAGTCCCGCTACGCGACGCTCGCGTCCGTTTGGGACACGATCCGCACACCGCTCGAACAGAACGGGCTCGCCGTTCTTCAACACCCGAGCGTGCGCGACGACGGCACCGTGATGGTGACAACCGAACTCGTCCACGTCAGCGGCGAGCATCGCGTTTCCACCGTGTGCGCGAAGCCGGTGAAGCAGGACGTGCAGACCATCGGCTCGACGATCACCTATCTCCGTCGCTACGGGCTGTGCGCGATGCTCGGCGTGGTGGCGGACGCGGACGACGACGGCAACGCATCGGTGAGTGTTCCGATGCCGGACACCCAGCAGCACCAGCGAATCGCGGCACGCATCGACCTGCCGCCGGAGGTTTGAACATGGCTTACACATTGACACCCGAGGGGACTTACAAAGGCAAACCGACGCTGACTGAACTCGGCGAGTCCGGAACCGGCACACCGTTCGTCCGCGTTTCCTTCGACGTCGGCAACGGCAAGACAGCGTTCGTGTACTTCTACCTCAGCGAGAAGGCCAAGCCGTACGCTGAACGCGACCTCGAAGCCCTCGGGTTCAACTGGGACGAGCAGGCCCCGGCGGTGGCTGGCGACGAGGTGCTGCTCAACTGCAAGCACGAGGAATACAACGGCAAGAACAAGGAACGCTGGCAACTCAGCGCGAAGAAGGCCGTGAGGCCTCTCAGCAAGGGCGGCATCTTCGGCGACAGAAAGCCCGTTTCGGTGGACACCTACGGCAAGACCGACGCCTGGGCCGCATGGAAGGCCGCGGGCAGCGACAAGGACGTTGCACGCTGGAAGGAACTTGTGTTGGCGCGTGCCAAGCAAGAGAACGTCCAGCCCGACGCGATCAGCGCCGCCGGGTGGCGAGCGATCGGATCGGCCGCAAAGAAGCTTGACCCCGATCTGCCGGACGACGGCATCCCGTTCTAACCATCGTTCCTGACGTGTCGTCAGGGATCTCCGCTCGTCGCCGGTGTAACAACCGGCGGCGGGTTTCCGGGCGGTTTATTGACTGCCGCCCGGTGTCCGGTCCACTCTGCCCGGTGCCGCACCGCCGGGCAGGGTTTCATGGGCACGCTGGCCCGGCGTGCTTTGTGTAGGTCAACCAATGGGCGCGTGGCTTACATCGGCGTGTTGCCGGTGGGCCGCTTTATGGGATGTCGGTTGTAACAGGCCTCTTTCACTCCGCTCGTCGCCGGTGTAACAACCGGCGGCGGGTTTATGACAACAGCCTTTTCGCTCACATGGGACAGCAAGCCAGAGGTCCATGAGTTCGCCGCCGACTTCCCGATGATGCTGGACGGCGACTACGCGGAACTCAGAGACGACATCAAGGCGCACGGCGTCCGCGAGCCGGTTGTGCTGCACGACGGCAAGATCCTCGACGGCCGCAACCGATGGCGTGCGACGCAGGAACTTGGCATGGACTGCCCGGCCGTGAACTACGACGGCCCGGTCGAGCACGAGGCGATGTACGGGTGGGTGCGGTCGCACAACCTCACTCGCCGACACTTGACGCCGAGCCAGCGGGCGGCGGTCGCCGCTCGCATGGCCGATCGGTACGCGGGCTGGGCCGCCGAGCGTGCCGCGGCGACTCGGTTTGGTTCCGAGGTGGAGGCCAAGCCCGCCGAGCCCGCTCGCGGTGCTGTGGGCCGCGCCGCCGCCGAGGTGGGCGTGTCTCGCGCGTCCGCATCGAAAGCTCGCCGAGTCAAGGAACAGGCCCCCGAGGTGTTCGCCAAGGTTGAAGCTGGCGAGCTCACGATCAATGCGGCGGTGAAGGCCCTTGACGAGCCGCCCGCCGTCGAGCTGCCAGCCGAGCCGAGCAACTACGGCGACATGCAGCCCGCGTTTGAGGCTGGCCATGATCTTGCCGAGGTCGCCGAGCAGGTCGCATCGCTCGCACGCAAGGCCAAGCAGATCCTCAAGCGGTACGGCCGGTTTCTGCGGCAGACTACTCCGCACAAGGTTCAGACCGATTTCAGCAACCTCGTCGGCAACCTGAACGACCTCGTGCCGTTCGCGCCGTGTCCCGAGTGCGGCGGCAAGGGCTGCAACTACTGCGGCGTCGTCGGCTGGGTGCCCGAGAGCCGGATGAAGCAGCGGGCCGAGCTGGAGGCCAAGCGGTGATTCTGCGCGGCTACCAGACAGACGCGATCAGCGCGATCGAGCGATCGTGGACGCTGCACCGGCGGGCCCTGCTGGTGATGGCGACCGGATGCGGTAAGACCGTCGTGTTCGCACGGCTGGTCGCCGACCGTGCCTCGCTCGGCCGCGCGATGGTGATTGCACACCGGCAGGAACTCATCGACCAGGCAGCACGCAAGATCGAAGCCCTCGGTGTCACCACGGCCGTCGAGATGGCCGACCGCCGCTCGGTCGAGGACGGGTTCAGCCGAGCCCGGTGCGTGGTGGCGTCGGTGCAGACGCTTTCGACCGGTCGCATCGACCGGTTCGATCCCGCCGACTTTGCCACACTCATCATCGACGAGGCGCACCACGCCACGTCGGAGAGCTACAAGCGGGTGACGGAGTGGGCTGGCCGCAACCCGTCGATGCGGATTCTCGGTGTGACGGCAACACCCGACCGGCTCGACGGCCGCGGGCTCGCGGAGGTGTTCGATGTCTGTGCGTACAAGTACGACATCGCCGAAGCTGTGCGTGACGGCTACCTCGTGGACGTTCGGCAGGATGTTGTTCACGTTGAGGGCTTGGACTTCTCGAAGGTCCGTACGCAGGGCGGCGACCTTGTGGTGTCTGACCTCGACCAGATTGTGCGGTCCGAGGAATCCCTGCACGGCATCGCAGCACCCGCGTCCAAGCTGATCGGCTCGCGTCCGGCGATCGTGTTTGCCGTCACCGTGGAGCATGCGACGCAGCTTGCCGAGGTGATGAGCCGGTACACGGGCGCGAAGATCCAGGTGGTCCACGGCGGCACGCCGCGCAAGACCCGCGAGCGGCACATCACCGACTACTGCACGGGCGACGTTCAGGTGCTTGTGAACGTCGGCGTGTTTACCGAGGGATTCGACGCACCGGCGACGGCGGCGGTGGTAATGGCCAGGCCGACCAAGAGCCGTGCGCTTTATGCACAGATGGTCGGTCGAGGAACCCGCCCGTTGCCGGGCATCATCGACCACTTGACGACCGCGACCGAGCGGCGGAACGCGATCGCGTGTTCGCCCAAGCCAGACGTTTTGGTCGTTGACATGGTGGGCAACGCGGGCCGCCACAAGCTGATCTCGGCGACGGACATTCTCGGCCAGGATCGCAGCGACGAGATCGTCGAGCGTGCGAAGCGGATCATCGAACAGAACGACGACATGCTCGTCGGTGACGCACTCGACGCCGCGGAAGCTGAGATCGAACGCGAGGCCGAGGAACAGCGGAAGCTGCTTGAGCTGCGGAAACGCAAGCACATCGTCGCCGACGTGGACTTCCGCACGGTGGCGGTCAAACCGTTCAGCGACTACGACCGCTGGCGGTTCGTGCGGGTGGCACACGACACGGGCACGGCACCGACGCAGGGTCAGACGGAGTACCTGCGGCAGCTCGGCGTTGACCCGCGCGGCATGACGAAGTTCACCGCGCGGCGGTGCATCGACGAGCTGGTCGCAGCGCGGACCGAGGGCAAGGTGATCCCGTCCGAGTTGAACCGGATGCGACTGGAACACCGCGATTCCGAGTTGACTCTGGCCGAGGCTCAGGCGATCAAGGACCGCGGGCGTGCGGCGAACAGGATCAGAGTGGCGTCGATGTTCGCGGCGAAGCGAGGTGGGGCATGAAGCCCAACGAGTACGGGTACGTGCGAGTCTTGGGGGCGTACGGGGATGGCGGCGTGGTGAAGGACACCGTGTCGGTGCATCCGGTGACGGAAACTGGGATGGTGGATAAGGGCACGGTGTATTACGTGCGGAGAGAGTTTCTTGTGAGTGCCGCCGATGCGATGCGTGCGGTAGCGGAAAGGTTGGCCAGGCGATGATGACCGTCCTTCTTCTAGCGTCCATGCTCACGCAACCCCGCATGATCCCACCGAACGAGCGCGGGCCGTCTCGCCCGATTGACCCATGCCTGTGCGCCGCGCCGCCGGTCGATGACATCGCGCCGATTGTGTTCCCGGCTCCGGTGGACGGAACCGACTGGCGCAAAGTCGAGTGCTGGCTTGACTACGCGGTGTGCATTGATCGCGTCCGCGAGGACTACACCCGCGAGACGCGGGGGCTGATCGACTGCCGAAGGCTCGTCGAGATCATGGACTATACGGCTCGCGCGAGCCGTGCGTGTGAGGCTGAGTACCGGCGATGCGCTGGGGAGGTGATGCGATGACAACGAACGACGGCGGACCGGCGTTTCCGTGCGAGTACAACATGACGACGGAGAGCGGCGCGAGTCGGCCATGCTCTCCGGGATACGGCATCAGCCTCCGCGACTACTTTGCGGCGGCGGCGTTGCAGGGATTGTTGGCGTGCCCGAACACCTACGGGGATCACGCTGGGCTCGCTGGAATGGCGTATCAGTACGCCGACGCCATGCTCGCGGAGCGGGAGAAGGGGGCGTCCAATGTGTAATCCAATCAGCGGCATCCTGTCGCAGACAGAGTGCTACATGCCTGACCCGAGCGTGTGGGACCACTCACACACGAAGATTGCGGAGCTTCACAAACTCCGAGACGGTGAACTCGGCGACCGGCTCGCGCGGTTTGAGTTGAGGCCCCCGCAAGATCCGCCAGACTACCAATCGGACCAGACCGCGTGGACGCTCATCATCGACGAGAAGCGCAAACCCGCGTGGTACGTCGAGGACGAGGCCGCGCACGAGGGCCGAATCCGCAAGGCCGTCGGGCGGTGGCTGGCTGGCGTGCCTGACAACATCGTGCCGGGCTACGTCGCGTCGGTCGGCGATTGCAGGCAGATCGTGGGCGGCGATGGTGCGAAGGTCACGGCGGGCTGCTACGGCACCGCTACGGCGGGCTACGGCGGCACCGCTACGGCGGGCAAATACGGCACCGCTACGGCGGGCAACGACGGCACCGCTACGGCGGGCGACGGCGGCACCGCTACGGCGGGCAAATACGGCACCGCTACGGCGGGCTACGACGGCACCGCTACGGCGGGCGACGGCGGCACCATCGTTATCAAGTGGTACGACGGCACCCGCAAACGCGTTGCCGTCGG